GAGATTAGCTGCAGTCTCGTGGGCTCGGAGATGTGTATAAGAGACAGGCATACGAACGTGGAGGCGAGAATCCCGTGCCATGTCTTGCCGGTCGCGACGTACACGGGAGTCTCGTCCAGCGTCGATTCCTTGCCGCCTCGCACGATGCCGCCCCACTCGGTGCCGTCGAGATAGACGAAAGACCGCGTATCAAGCTGCTTGTCGATGGGGAGCGTCAGCTTGAAGTCGTTCTCGTCGCTCCCGTATGCCAGATCGAGGCCGTAAGCGTTGATGATTCCCTGCTCTACGCCGTTGGAATCGGTGTAGACCAAATCGATCACGATCCCCACCTCCTCTCGCTTCTCTGCTCGAACAGCACGACGTCGAACGCGAACGACCCGTTCCACGAAACGAGGTTCTCGCCTGGAGCGACGGGCTGGAACACGTACGACCCGCTGCCTTGCCGTTGCACTCCGCGCCGCTTGGAGAACGCGTTCTCGGCGTTTCCGTACTCGTCGTAGAGCGTGATCGTCTTCTCGGTTCCGTCGATGACGAGCTTGCCGCCGCTCTTCACTTCTGCCTCGATCTCGTACCGGTTCTTCCCGACGATCACGTACGGATTCGACGCCGGGCCGTAAACCGTCATCCTCACTGGAGCGCCCATGATGCCGGGGTTGTTGATGTAGGAGGCTTCTTTGGAGCCTGCGAAGTTGTACGGGAAGTTGTGCGGGAAGTTCAGGCCTGTTCCGGTTCCGTCCTTCGGCATCGAGAAGCTATGCTCTTTCGTCCAAACAGGATCGTCGGCAAGCAATCCGATTTCGTATTTCGCCGCTTTCCCCGTCACCCAATAGAGGTCTTTTCGCGAGTAGACCGCGATGCATTTCAGGTACCAGCCATCGACGTAGAGCCTCCCCGGTTTCGATACGATCGCGTCTTTCTCCATGATCTCGAACAGGGCGTTGCGCAGCTCCAAACCATGCTGCTCCGTGCGCCCCACGATGATGAGGTTGAACGGTATCGTCCTCTGCTCGCGGTACAGACCTGCCGTGCGCCCGTTGAGCGTCTTTGCCGCCCATTCCCAGTCTGCCAGCTCCCCGCTGTCGCACCAGATGCCGCCTCCGTGGAGGTCGAGCGTTTCGCCAAGATGGTTCACGTAGCTCGCTTTCTTACGCATACTTTCTCACCACCCTAGCGATCTCCCTGTCGTCCGCTTTGACTGTTACGATGATCGGGCGCCCGTCCTGGCGGGACAGCGCGGCGTTCATAGCGTTGTACACGTCTGCCTCTGTGATGCCACCGTTCTGTTCGACGGTTACGTTCACTCCGTTCGCTGCCGCTTTTCCAGCCGAAGCGCTAGCCGTGATGTTCGCTCCGAGCGTAGCGGGCGATTCGAGGGTTTCGGCGACCGTGCCGGTCACTTGTGCCATGGTCTTTTTCAGCGACGGAATCTGAGACCTAACGCCGCTCTCGAAGTTCTGCACGGCGTGAGCGCCCCATTCTGTTTCGCCCTTGCCGCCGTTTCTCAACGGCCCTTCTTTAGGCACGGTGTGACCCAAGATGGAAGCGACCGCGCCAGCGAGAGATGATGCCGCGCTCGACACCCAGTCTATGGCGCTTCTAATGCCGTTTGCGAAGTTCTCTCCAAGGTGGGAACCCCATGTTCTAGCGCTTCCGCTGTTCGACTGCATACCGCTGCCGGCAGAGCTTGCCAACGTCGATCCTGATGTCCTGGCGCTTCCCGACATGCTTCCGACGCCTGACGCGAACTGCCCGCCGAGCGACGACCCTGGAGACGATCCGTCTCCTGTTCCAAGGCCGGACGTAGCGTTCCCTGCTACCAGTACGCCCTGGACGTTCGCGTTTCCCGCTTGCCCGCCGAGCGCCGCGGCGTACGCCCAGCCGGTCACCGATCCGGGAGTAGCGCCGTCAGCCGTTCCAAGAGCGCTCGTCGCGGCGGCGGCGTTGCTTGCTCCAGCCGCATCGGCGAGCGGAACTCCGGCCGCAAGTTGGTTGGCGAAAGCAGCAACCGCCTCATCGCCTTCAATCCCGGCTTGAGAGGCGGCCGAGTTGAACTGCGCCAGGGTCATCCCTGTGACCTGGAGCGCGGCAGCGACCGCAGCTTCCTTTTTGGATGCGAGCGCTGACGCGTATGCGTCTCCGCTTGCTTGGCCGGACATGCCGTATTGTTCGGTCTGCGATGCGCCCGACGCGCCAGCGGCGGCGGCTGCTGCGGCGGCTGCTTCCGCCTGCGTCGCGCCGTTCGCCAATGCGTTGGCGTAAGCCGCCACGGCCTCGTCGCCCTCGATGCCGAAATACGCGCAGTCTGATTGCAGCTGATCGATCGACAGGCCGGTTATTTCTGACGCGGCTGTGAGCGCTTGGCTCGCCCCCTCGCTCATGCCAGCAGCATATTCGGCAGCAGCGTTTGACCCCTCGGTCTTCGCGACGATGCCGAATTCCTGCAACTTCGCGACGATGCTCTGGATGCTGCCGTCGTAGGCTTGGGCAAGCGATGCGAGTTGCTCTTCCGACAAGCTGGACAGCTCAGCCGTCGAAACCCCGCACTCCTCCAGCGCCGACGCGAAATCGCTCACGCTCTGGCCGGTGTTCGCAAGCGCATTCGCGACTGCGGCATTCGAATTGGCCAATTCGGCTATCTCGGACGAGGACGAGCCGATCGCCGCCCCGAGCTCTTCGATGCGCTTCTCGTACGCCGACACCGTCTCGCCGGTGGCGTTGTACTGTTCGCGCGCGTCAACAAGGGCGTTGTAGTTCTCGGTGATGGCATCGTTGATCTTCTTCTGCTCGGCGACGGTCTTGCCCGACTTCGATGCGATGAGGTCGCTTCTCTCCTGTTCCAGCCTGGTAATCTCGATGAGGTCCGCTTCCTGCTGTTTGTAGAGGTCTTTAAGACCTTCGCTCGCAGCCTCGTAGCGGAGCCTGTCCTGCTGCGCCGACACGACCGCGCGGATCGCGTCTACCTGGCCGTACAGCGCGCCGTTCGCGTCGTTCGTGAGCTGGAACGACGTTCCGCAAGCCTCGTTGACCTTGTTCAAAGCGTCTTGGAGCCGGGATTGCTCCCCGGCCGTCAGGCCCGATTTGGCCCCAAGCTCCTCGATCACGCCCATGTACGATTCGAGCATCCCGGCTTGGCTTCCGGCCTCGTTCATGCTGTCGTTCAGAGAATCGGCAAGGTCTTTGTGGGCCTGCGTCAGCTCGTCGGCTTTCGCGCGGATCTCGTCCGCTGTTACGGAGTAATCGCTTGCCGACGACTTCGCAGAGTCGAATCCTGTTTGGAGCCCGTCGAGCGACGATTTGAGCGATTGGCTGGCCTCGTCCACGCTCCGCTGACGCTCCTCGGCTTTGGCGTTCGCGTCGACGAACTCCATTATCTTGCCAACGGCGGCCCCGACGGCTACGACGAGAAGGCCGACGCCTGTCTTCGCTATGGCCGATTTCAGCTTTCCGAGCGCCGCCGATGCAAGGGTCGTTGACGCGGCCATATCGTTCGCGCTCGTGCTGAGCTTCGCAATGAGCTTCGCCGCTCCCTGCATGCCCTTTCCGACGCCGCCGACTACGGGTATCAGCTTCGACAGGATGGAAAGCGCGGGGCCGAGGCCGGCGACGAGCGCGGCGGTCTGTATGACGTTCCGCTGCTCCTCGTCGCTCATGCTGGAGAACGCCTCGGCCGCGTCGCCCACCATCCCCGCGATCTCCGTGACGACCGGGGCAAGGGCCGTGCCGATCTCGATTGCCGCCGTCTCGACAGCGCCCTTCATCTCCTCGATGGCCCGCGCGCTTTCGCCCATTTGCGAGTCCGCCAAGCGCTGCGCGGCCGTCTGGTCGTTCGTCGCCGCCGTGTACTTCTCTATCCCCTCGCGCCCGAGGTTCGTCATGATGAGCGCCGCGCGGCTGGCGTCCGATCCGAAGATCGTCTGCATCGCCGCGTCTTTCTCCGCGCTCGAGAGGCCTCCCAGCTTGTCGGCCAGCTCTTGCGCGACGCTTGCGGCGTCGAGCATGCTGCCGTTGCTGTCGCGGACGTTTATCCCCAGCGAATCGATCAGGTCCGCCGCCTTGTCCGTCGGGGCGGCCAGCCTCTGGAGCATGGTTTTGAGCGACGTGCCCGCGTCGCTGCCCACCACGCCGGCGTCGGCGAAAGCGCCGAGAACGGCCGTGGTGTCCTGGATGCTCCACCCGGCGCTGTTCGCTTGCGCCGATACCTGCGACAGCCCTTGGGTCAGATCCGACACGTCGGCAGACGACGCGGCCGCAGCTCCTGCGAGGGCGTTCGCCGCCTCCCCCGTCTGCTCCGCCGAAAGCTCGAAAGCGCCCATCGATTGGACGACGGTGTTCGCGGCATCCGCCAGATCCATGTTTCCGGCGGCGGCCAGCGCCATCGTGGTGGCCAGGGCACCTCCCTTGATGTCCGCTTCGGTCAGGCCGCCCTTCGCAAGCTCCACCATGGCGTTCCCGGCTTCGGTCGCGCTGAACACCGTGTCCTCGCCCGTTTTGAGCGCGAGCTGGCGAAGCTCCTCCATGTTGGCGCTCGGGTCGTTCAGCGCCCCCGCCACCTGGCTCATCGACGTCTCGAAGTCCGAGGCCAGCTTGAACGCGGCCGTTCCCGCCGCGACCACCGCCGGGGTGAGCGTGTGCGTCAGGGTCGATCCGGCTTTCGACATCGCTTGGCTGGCAGGCTCCAGCTTCGCGGCGAAGCCCTCGATTTTCTCGCCCGCCTGGCTCAGCGTCGAGGTCGCGAGCTTCTGCTGCACCATCGACTCCGTAAGCGCCTGCTTGTAGCCTTTCAGCCTCTGCTCGGTAATTACGATGTCGGATTGCAGCTTCGTCCATTGCTCGTGCTGTTGGTCGGGGTTGACAGGCCCTATGAAGCCGTCCGTCATCTCGTAAGCTAGCTTCTGCTCCGCCTCCTTCAGGAGTTCGAGCTCTTTTACCGTCGCGCCGACAGCCTTCTGGTAGTCTTTCTGCTGCTGGGCGAGAAGCTTCACGTTGCCGGGATCTAGTTTCAGAGCCTTCTCGACCAAACGGAGGTCGGTTTTCACCCCGCTGACCTCGCTGCGCACCTTGCGCAAGGCGCTCGAAAGGCTTGACGTGTCGGCTCCGAGTTTGACGGTCAATCCTTTGTATACGTCTGCCATTTGCATTCACCTCCTTGGTTTATCCGAGCAATTTGTCTATGTCCTCCTGCGTCGCGTCGCGCACTCCGCCCCCGTCCGGGAAAGCCAAGTCGGTGTACGCTATGAAGTCGCGCATGGTCATGCGGCGGACGTCCTCAACCGAGAATCCGATCCGCACGAGCGCCAAGACGTTTCGCCAGGGCGTCCATTCGTCTGGCGATCCACTTCCTGGCGCGCCCGGTCTTTTCGCGACGAAACAGCTCGGCCGATATGGCCGAGTCGATCACCTCCAGCGCGCGGGCGTCGCCCAGCGCGAAGGATTTCGGATCGAACTCGCGCAGCCATGAGGCGTAATCGGAAACGCCGTCGTCGTGCGTCCGGCACATGGCCCATGCGACTTGGAGCAGGATCGACATGTCGGGCGTTCCGCCCTCGTATGCCGCGAGAACCGCTTTGAAGAGGTCGCCGCCGAACGCCTCCCGGTAGACCAGGAACGTGTACGGCGACCCCTGCATGGTCACCTCGCGGTCGTAGATGACCGATTTGATCATTACGAGGACACCTCAGTGAAGGACGGCGTGAGGACGGAATCGTAGAACCCGCTGTAAGCCGTCGCGTTGGCCGCGCTCTTCTCGATGGAGAGCTTCGTGACCTTCTTGCCGCCGATCTCCTCTGGGATCATCGTCACGGCCAGCTTCTCGGTGGTCGGAGAAGCGCTGTCCTCGGTGGTCTTGTTCTCGTCGCTCGGGCGCTCCGCCGTCACGTTGTAGAACACGTTGAGGCGATCCTTCGCGTCTCCCTTCACCTTGAAGAGCAGCGCGAAGGGCTTGGGCACGGCGTCCGCGATCTCCACGAGCGCGCCGTTCTTGTCGATCTCCCAGCCGAAGATCGCGACCTTGACGGAATCGGGGATGAGCGCCATTTCAAGATCGCCGGTGTAGCCGGCGTTGGTGACGCAAGTGTAGTAAGCGCCGTTGTCGGCGAAGAACTTCTCAGTGCCGCCCTCGGGGGACGTGGACAGGCTCACCGCGCCGGGGATCTTGGTAATATCGCCATAGGTTCCCGCTCCGGTGAGCGGAGCGATGGCCACGTCGGAGAGGCCGAACCGCACTTTGTTGGTTGCTTCGTTTGCCATATGTCATCCTCCTAGATTGTGTCGAAGTAGTAGGCGACCAGGAAGAAGTCCCCCTGGTCGCCCGTTTCGTTGATCGAATACGTGATTTGGTTTTCCGAAAGCGCCCGCTCTATCGCCGCCTCGCCGTCGTCGTGCTTGCCCTCGCTGTACAGCTCCGCGCACCAGCGCGGGACCTTCGCGTAGTTGGAGTTGTCCGCGTACGCGTCGCTCCTGCCCGTTTGAAAGAACACGACGTACGGGAGCGGAGGCGGCTTGGCCGGAGCCCATTGGCGGTAAGCTACGGGCATCCCGGCCGATTTGAGCATGGCGAAAACATCTTTGCGCATCATCTGCCAAGCTCCTTCAATATCGTCTCAGCGCCCGTCTCGTACGCGGGCTCGATGTGCGGGTGCGCCGGAACGCGCTCGCCCGTGTCGCGCCCGTGGATGAACTTCTCGTGGCCGAACTCCAGCAGGTGCGTGAGCGAGGGCTTGGAGGCGTTGTAGACGCGCACGTAGTAGCCGCCGAAACGATCATTGTCGGTGCGCATCCTCCATCCTGCGGCGTACTCGCCGGTCATCCTCGGATCGGTAGTGGCTTGGAGCTGCTTCTTGCATGCGTTGCCGCCTTTCTGCACGGCCTTTTTCGCATCCAACGTGCATTGATCCATGAAGTCGTCCAGGATGCCCTCGAACGCGTCTCCGAAGCCGGAAGCGTCGACGTAGATTCCCTTGCTCATTCGCTGGACACCGCCCTTATCACGATCTGCTCGTTTCGGAAGCCGACGTTCTCGACGCTGGTTATATCCAGCGCCTTGCCGCGCCAGAGCAACCGAGCTTCGCGCGTGTCCATGCCGTCGAACACGGGATGAAAGCGCGCGAACAGCTTGATCGTGTCCTGCGCTTTGACGGCTGCCGCTTGCCAGAACTCGGTGGAGCCGAGGCTGGACATGCGGGCGTAACCTCGGTAGACCGTTTCCCACTCGACGGACACGGAACCGCCCTCGTCTTGGACCGTCTGCTGTTTCTGCAATTCAAAAGGCTGGTCGTAATCCACGGCTCCACCTCCTAAAGCAGATTGAAGTCATGACACGATAGGATAGATTCGACCGCCCGGTTCACGTTCGCCTTGTCCACGTAGAGCGCCCTGTTGTCGTACATGTCGCGCGCCAGTATCAGGACGGCTATCGCTATGTCAGGGCGCTCGTCCGCATACTCCGCATCGATGCCGCACCGTTCGTAGACGTAGGACAGCGCGGCATCGTACACGGCGGAAACGGTCTGCATTTCCAACTCGTCCACGTAATCGGGTTCAAGGCGCAGGTAGCGGAGCAGGACGTTATTCGGTATCCGGCTTGCCTTCAGGCTTTCCAGCGTTTCGTCTGCCACTGGCCTTCACCTCCGTGACGGGGTACCCGCTGGCGATCATCTTCTTCCCGACCGCAGCGGGAACCTCGATTTCCTGGCCCTTGCCGGCGTTGCCGAGAGCGCCGGAAAAGGACTTGTCGACGAGCAGCTTCATTACGCAGCCGCCATCTTGAGCTGCGCGATCGCCTGCTCGACCTGGATTTTCGCGTCTACCTCGACGAAGCCGAGAACGCCGATGGCGTGCTGCGGCGCGTAGAGCTCCTGGAGCACCTGGATGGTCGGCTGCTCGGCGAACTTGACGGCGAGGCCGCTGAAATCGCCGTAGAAGATCGCGGTCTTCCCAGCCTCCAGTCCGGGCATGTTGTCGGACGTGTACACGGGCTTGCCGAGCAGCGTCTTGCCGAACGGCGCGGTAACGTCGTCCTGGAGCAGGTAGCGGTCGTTGCCGTCCTTCAGCTTGCGGATCGCGGTGCGGGTCGCACGGTTCATGATCCACATCGCGCCCGCCTGGTAGTAGTCGATGACGGCGTCCTGCAAGTCGATCAGCTCGTCCGCCGTGATAGCGGTGGTCGCGGCGGCGGTGACGGTCTGGGAGCACGTGGAAAGGCCGCTGACCTTGCTCGAAGTGCCGATGAGCAGCTCCTTTTCGAGCCAACGGGCGATCTTCGTGCCCATGTCGTCCACCACGAAGGCCACGAGGTCGACGTCGGTGCTGTTCATCAAGGAACGGGACACCTTGGTAAGGGCGCGGGCGAGGAAGCCGTTGAGGCTGATTTTCTTGAACTCGCCGATGCTCGAAGTCGCCTCGGTGAACTCGTCGGCGTACTCGACCGTGATGGAGTTCTCGCTCTCGTCGTAGTACGGAAGATCGAGCTGACCCTTGATCGTGTAGCGCGTAGCGGCGTTCAGGATCGGGCAGACGTCGTGGATCTTCTTGACGATTCGGTCGGCGATGGTCTTGGGGATGATCGCGCCGTTGGTTCCTTCGGGGCCGCCGTTGACCATGTTCACGCCAGCGGCGCGCTGGAGGGTGCCGGACTGGTTTCCCCAGCGGATGTAGCTGGCGAACGCGCGCACTTCCTCGTCCTCGGTCGTCCCGGCGCCGTCGCCGTTGTCCTTCGCATCGGGGATGGCAAGCTTGGCGCGCTGGTTCTCGATCATGTCGATGGTCTTGTCGAGGTCGTCGATCTCCTTTTCGAGCGCGCGGAACTTCTCGTCCTCCTCGGGCGTGACGGCGCGCACCTCCTCGGCGGCCTTGTCGGTGATGGCGGTCATCTCCGCGAGCTTGGCGTTGCGCTTTTCCTTCAGTGCTTTGATCTTCATGTACGTGTTCCTCCTGTTTTCGGGCATGAAAAAAGCGCCCTTCGGCGCTCTCATGCGTTCTCGTTTCCCGCGGCTTGCGCCTACTGCGCTTTCAGCCGCTCGATGGTGCCTAGGTATTCGGAGAGATCAGGGGCTTCGTGCTTCTCTTCCGCCCTCTCCTCCTCGGTGGTTTCGATGCTCTCGAAGTCCATCGCCCGGTACTCGATGGGGGCGGCGTCGCTTCCGTCGTCGGCGCGCGTGAACACGCTCGTCGCGGAGTAGCATGGAAGAAGCCGTTGGTCGATGATCGACACTTCGGTCAGCTCCATGTCCTCGATGGCGCGGTGCTCCATCCCGGCGGATTCGCTTTTGCTCTGCCTCAGCGGTCGAAATCCGAAGCTCCACCCGCGAAGTTCCCTGTTCCTCGCTTTCTCGATCACCTCGGGGTCGGCGACGACGGCGCGGGCGTAGAGGCCGATCGCGTCCTCTTTGAGTTCCAGGTTCTTCCCCTCCTCGCCGATGACGCGCTCCTTGTCGTGGTTCAAGAGCATTTCGCGTTTTCCTCGCATGAGAGCGCGGGCGAAAGCCCCCGGCTTGATCGTCTCGGTGAAATAGCCGTCCTTGTCGCGCAGCACGCGGGATTCGCGGGCTACCGCGTTCACGTACCCGGTGATCTCCACCGAATCAGCTCTGATGTTGACCTTCATCTCTGTTTCACCTCCTTAATCGGTTGGCTCCTTGACGTTTCCATCGTCGGACGCGGGCCGTTCGCCCGGTTCGCACGGTTGCAGGTCGTCGAGGTCTATCGCCTTGCCCATGTTCGGCACGATGATCCTGTTCCTCTTCGCGTCGAAGAGAACGTCCTGCAACCCCATGTTGGTGTACTCCATGCCGAGCGGCGGCATGTTCTCGGACTTGCGCACCTCGTCGACCATGACGAAGCCGCCCTCCTTGGCGATTTTCCACGCCTCCCAGCGCTCCTTGACGTCTGCCTTCGTGAACTCGGACAGGTCGAACCCGAAGAAATGGGTCGGTTTTTCCGATTCGAGCAGCAAAGACCGGTTAAGTGATGCGACGAACGCGGCCAGGACGTCCATGATGCAGAATCGGATGTAGTTGTCCCGCGCGTTCTTGCTCGCGTTGTCGGTTCCTCCGCTCCTGATGATTTCTGGAGGCATCTTGAACATGCTGTAGATGTCGTTCGCGTTGGTCTGCTTGTTCTCGTTCAGCTGCATCTCGGTGGAGCTTGCCGAAGCCTCCTGGAACTCCAGCCCGTTGTTGAGCACTACGACGTTCTCGTCCGTGGAGCCGTAGAACCGGCGCCATGCGCCTTTCAGGGCTTCCAGCGCCTTTTTCCCTAGCCCCTTCGTAGATTTCAGGAAGCCTCGCTTGTTTCCCCCGCGCTGGACGAGCGACCGTTCGTAGAGCATCGTCATGTACGCGACGGACAGTGCGACCTGGTTCGCCGTGATGACGCTTCGCCCGAACCGCCCGTTCCTCGTGGATCGAAGAACGCGGACGATCTGCCATTGCTCGTACCGCCGACCACCGATCATGTATGCGACGTGCTTGAAAATCGGGTCGTAGACCTCGTCCTCCATCGGGCAGACGTCTTCCGCCCGCACGTAGTGGAGGCTTTCGATCTCGTTCGAGTAGGGGCTTGCGTAGTTGACGAACATGTTGCCGCCGACGTCCGAGCAGTAGTAGTCCTCGACGATCGCCTTTTTCATTTCAGGGCCCGTGAGCAGATCCCCCGTGTCGCCGTTCAGCATGAGCACCCTGGGATCGTCCTCCAGCTCTGTGACGGAATCGCCGTTCCTCGCGTACAGCTTCACGGGCAACGACGCAACAGTGCCCGATATGGTATCCACGCATGCGGCGAACGCCGGAATCGCCATCGCCTCGGTCTTCGTGATCGTGACGAGCGGCGTCGCTCCTCCAATTAGAAGGTCGTCGCCGGTTACCGATTCGTCCTCAACCGATTCCGACGCTCGGACGAAATAATCCATGATTCCCAATTCCTCACCTCCTTCCTAATACTGGCAAACGAAGTCGTCGCCGAAGATGATGTCTTGCTGGAGCAGGTAAACGGCGTTGAGCAGAGCGACGACCATATCGACCTTGCCGTTCGACTTCTTCTTGTTCACGTAACGGTTGAGGTTCGTGTCGAACGAGCAGCGCGCGTTCTGGAAGTTGATTTCGAGCAGCTTGTTCTTCAGGTAGTGGAACTGCCCGCCCTCGATCTTCTCTGCAAGAAGTTTGGTCGGAGGGTGCAGAACGCTCGAATGCTGCTTGATCTCGACGCAGGTGATGCCAGCCTCTTCCCATTTCTGGACGCTCGATATGGCGTTGTAGCGGTCGTATCCGAGCGAAACGACGGTGCCGCCGTACTTTCGCTCGATGCTCTTCACGAACTCTTCGATCACGGAGTAGTCGACCACCATCCCGCCGCATGCGACGGCGTTCCCGGCGTTGACGAACTGCTGGTAGTCCACTTTCTCGAAAACGGTCTTCTCATGCTGGCGCTCTGCTGGGAAGAACGCGGTGACGTCGCAGAATATCTCGTCGTCGTCCTCGAACGCGACGGCGACGGCGCAGTTGTCGTTCGTCATCGCGAGGTCAACGCCGACGTACAGCGAGCGGCCTGCGAAGCTTATCGATTCCTCCGACCCCGACTTCACGGCGTCTATCGGAACGTAGGATTCAGTCCCTGCTCCCTGGTAGACGATGTTGCAGTGCTTCGTGATGAAGTTCTCGCGCTTGCTTTCGACGGCGACCGCCTCCGCGCGCCATTTCAGCAGGTTGTCCCAAACCTTCTCGATTTCGAGCGACAAGGGGTTCCCCTGGGCAAGGACGGCGTCGTCGTCCATCCAGCCCTTCGTGTCGTCGGGTTCGTACAAGAGCGCGAAGCACGCCTCGTCCTCGATGATGCCGTCGAGCACCTTCTTCGCGTACGAGACCTCGTCCTCGAGCGGGTTGTCGATCGTGGGGTACTTCGTCGACGTGCAGAAGCCGAGCGGCATGTCCACAAGAAGCTGGCCGGATCGCATAGCCTCGATGGGGTAGTTCGTCGGCAACGCGCCGATCTCGTCCGCTATGAAAGCGTTAGGCTCCTTGCCGTCCATGCGGTTCGTCGAGTAGTTCAGCGGCTTGTACTCCGTCTTGCTGCGCTTGCTGCGTATCCAGTCGCGCCGAACGTCGAGGTCGCCAGCCAAAGCCTCGTCGTTGACCGAGATGAGCGGGTCGAGCGCCTTCTTTATCTCGCGCGCCAGATCGCCGTCTGGAGCCACGCTGAAGAAGCGCGAGAACGGAGGCTCCAGGAGGAAGAGCAGGATGAAGAGGACGGCTACGACGAAGGTCTTGCCGTTCTTTCTGCATATCTCCAAGAGCGCGCGCTCGTAGCGCCTCCTTTTCGGGTCGTCGCGGTGGACGCAGCAGAGAAGCGCCGCGATGATGAGCCATTGGTAGCCTGCCAGCGCTTCGTAGACCGCCTTCCCCGTGCGCGGACCCTTCGCCATCATCAGCACGGACAGGATGCGGCATATCCGCGCGAGAAGCTTCCTGTCCACCATGTACTTTGGGTTTTCGTCGTCCCACATGCGGAGGAATTCGGCGCATTGGAGCTTTACGTATCGCGGTGCGAGGTCGATTCCCTCGACTTCGACGTGAGGCGCGGACAGCGTACCTTCGACTACGGCGCGCGCGTAGACGGCTGCATGGTCAGTCCTCATCTTCGCCCATGACGTCGAAGACCGTCACCGGCTTCTTCGCTATGCTAGCCGCCTTGTCGGCGACCTTGGCGCGCGCGGCCCTCGACATGCCGAGGTCGCGCATGCAGTCGAGCGCGCTCTTGCGGCACGATTCCCTTGCCTGGCGCGTCTGCACGTTTGATAGCGCCTCAACCCCAACGCCGTCATGGTCTATCAGTATGTCCAGCTTCGCCTTGCGGTCGAGCGAGATTGCGAGCTCTTCGAGGAGGAAGTAATCGAGGTTGCAGAGCGAATCTTCCGGGAAGCACTCGCCCACGATGAAAACGAACAGGGCTTTTCGCTCGTCGCTCAACTCGGCTGGCGGGTCTAGGCGGTCGCTCTTGCCGCGCAGCTCCCGCTCCATGGCGGCGCGCGCCTCCCGCTCGGCGTTGGAGATGCGCGTGCCGTCCGACAGCATGTCCACCGGAAGCGTCGGTCTCGCCATGCGCCTCACCTCCTTCCGTGAAAGTTAGTTCGGGGAAATTTTCATGAGTTAAAAACAGTTTGTGTCTTTGGCTGGGGCGCGTTGGTGTACGGCTGAGAGGCCGCAGGATCGCGTCAGGCCGGGGGGGGATTGCTCTCCCCATTCCTGTATCGTCCTATCAGATCTCGAAGCGCAGAACGGCTTATATCGCCTCGCTCCGACTCCTCGTGGTGCATCGAGCAGAGCGTGATGCAGTTGTCGAGGTCGTTGCGGAGGTCGAAGTCCTCCTCCAACGGGACGATATGGTGGACGCTGAGGCCGTCCGTAGTGATGATGCCGAGCGAGCGGCACACGACGCACATGTTCATGTCGAGGCCGCGAACCTCGTCGCGCGTGCGCTGCCAGTCAGCCGTGCTGCGGTACTTCGACGCCCTGGATTTCCGCGGAGCGTGCTGCTTGCTCCTGCACTTGACGCGGCTGTCGTGGATGCGCCCGCATGCAGGGCACGATCTAAGCATCTGGATCTCTGCCTGTCACCACGTGCTTGCGCCTCACGTCTACGCACACGACATCGCTGCGGTCGAACTTTGCGCTGACTTCTATATCCAGCTCGACAAGACCGCTCGGATAGTCTCCCAGGATGTTGCCAGCGTGTTCAGATATGTATTCTCCAGCTGCCTTGATGGACTCGATTGCTTTGTCTCTCGTGCTGAGGTCGTGATAGATCTTCTTCATTCCGCTCCTCCGTTCATTGCGCGCGCCATGCGCTCCACCGCCTCCGCTACGGCGCGAAGCGTCTTGCGCGCCACGTAGGTTTCGTACCGCGATGCGATGCGGCCGATCTCGAACACGTCCATATCGCTTGCTCCTTCCTTTGCCATGGCATTAAAAAAGCCGCCCGTTCGGACGGCTCGTCGTTGTTTAGTTTATGTGATTGATTTGCTACGCCTTCGGTTCGTGAGGCTCCATCAGATACCACTGGTCTTTCGGGAGCGCGGCTTTGATGTTCGCTCGTGCCGATGGGCGCAGCGGAGTTCCGTCGTTCCCGCCATCCCAGTATTCGGATTTCGCGAAATCGTCGGCAAGGCTCCCGTCAGGTTTGACCACGCCCATCATAGTAAGCATGATGTCGCAGAAGCGCGCGTATTGGTCGCTGCCATCTTCAAGGCGCTCCATATAGAACAGCGTGTACAGCTTCAGGTCTTCTTTTCCCATCGTCACCATCGGCATCAGCTCCTATCGAAATGAAAAAGCCCGCCGTCTGGCGGACTTCGCTAAAGACAGGATATCACGGTTTCGAGTATAAAAACGTATATAGTTTCGAATCGCAGTTGCACTCTTCGAGAATGTCGGATACCAGGTCGAGCCCGCGCGCATGGTGCATCTTCACCGTAGCCTCGGCGTAGCCAAGATCGTCTGCGATGTCTATCCATTCCGGCGCTTTCCCTATGACGAGGTACCTCTTGGTGAGCGCCGTGGCAGCGTTCGGGTTCTCCGCCTGGACGTTGGCGATGACGGAATCTATCTCGTCCAGGAAGAACCCGAGAGCGGCCACCCTCCTCTTCGCGTCGGCCACTATGGAATCGAAAGCAGCGACTATGTCAGCGAGGTCTTTCTTGCTTCCGGATCCTCCTCCGCACGTTTCGTAGCTTTGCGTCCAGTCCTCCCTCTGCGATTCCAGGTTGTTCAGCGCGATCTTCGACTGGACGCAGCGGCAGTAAGTAACGCAGTACTGCTCCAGGTACTTCTTCGCGCGCTCCCTTCTATCGATTGCGTTCTCCAATGCGTTTGCTGTATGTGTCAAATGCTGTCTCTCCCTCTTAAATGCTATTTGTCGAGCGTCATTTTAACGCTGCGCGTTGTTGTTAGCCAGACGCGCCCCTGGCTCGCTCTCCTATCGTGCTACGCGAACGATCTCGCGAGGAACCGAGCCAGATTGACGGCTCCGTGCCCGATGCCCGCGAAAATCAAGATCGCAACAGCCGACGCCGCCAGGCATGCTCCGAGGCCAGACGGCTCGCGGTCTCCGTAGATGCTCATATGGTTTCCACCGTCCTAATCGATGTAGCCCGCTCCAACTGGTATCCAGCAGCTGCCGCCATTGCTGCGATGATCTTCTTTTTCATGCTCTCTCCTTGTTCGTCAGATTCGTTTCGGAGCGTGCTTTACTTGCCAGACTTCGGCTCGGCGCGGATCGGCTGCGTAAGCCTGGATGGTTCGCGGTTTGAGGCCGGTTGCAACCGCGCATTCGCTCGCGGTTCCAACCGCTACGATCTGGTTATTGCGCAGGACTATGTAACGCTAGCGCTCGGTCATTTCCCGTCGGACTCCTTCCACGCATCCCACACGTCGGGGTGATTCTCGGTCATGTAATAGGCCATGTCTTCGCAGTTGTACCCTTCTCCTATTGGATAGTTCCAATAGGCCATCATCTTCCTAACGTAATGGGCGCAACGGTCGCACTCGCGCCATGTGTACGCGCTCCCGCCCTCCACCAGCTTGGATACGGTATGCTCCTCGTCAACGTATATGCGTTTGCCGCAGTAATCGCAGCGGTGCTCCTTACGCGCCTTGACTCGTTTCGACGGCGCCAGCTCTACGGGCATTCAACTCCTCCTCGTTCTCGTAGTACTCGCACACGTCGGTCGGGATCTCCATGCCGTCGTGCACGACGATTTTCTCTACCTCCTCGTCCTTCGGAGCGCACCATGCCTCGCTCGGTGACAAGTCGAAAGCCTTTCTCCAGCACGTGTCGCACAGGTAGTAGCTGCTCATTCCCCGTCCACTTCATCTATAACGCGCTTGCAGTACTCCTTGCAGTCGCGGTCGCAATGGCATCCGGCCTCGACGCGGAGATTGCACGCGTAGGCGAGCGCTTTTTCCCGGTACTTCCTCGCGTCTGCCACGGCCTCTGTGTAGCCGTTGCAGAAGCAGTTGGGCGTCTTGTACTCTTTCATTGTTATTGCTTCCTCTCTCCCCAGGCGCAGTATCCGCCGGGAGCAACACAGGCTCCTTCGTCGCATTGCCCGTCGGCGACCAAGGCGCGTTTGACATGGCATCGCATCGTGTCGAGTTTTGCGCACTCTTCGCACCTAACGATCTTTGGCATGCCGCCCTCGGCTATGATCTCTTCGCACACACGGTTGATGATTGAATCGGCCCTGCCTTTGATGCTCTCATTGACCTTCTTCTCGACCACTTCTTTGATGGTTCGCTCGATTCTGTAATAATTGAAGCTCTCCTTCAACTCTGCCACGAAGAAGTCAGCATAGGAATCGTATCGCTTCCTGTTTCCCCATCCGTCATCGACGATAGCCTCCCTGTCCAATAAGGCGCCGGCCTCTGATTCAACGATCGCCTTGAACTTCTCTTCGAGCGCGCCGCTTACCTGATCGCGAACGATCTTATCAACCGTCTCGTTGATCCTATCCCGGATCATGTAGTTTACGCTGCTGCCGTCGATGGCTTCCTCAACCTTCCGCTCGACGATGGCCTCAACCATTTCCTCCGTGATTTCAAAACCCATTGCTATTCTCCTTCGATCATGTTCTCCAACGCATCGTCATTCCGTGCGTCCACGCGAGGAACCCACCACTTGCAGTTAGCGCAGATGCATGGACAGATCCTCATGATCAACTCCTCCGTTCGCCGTAGTTGCAAAAACCGCTCGGAATCGTGTAAACGAGAACGTCTCCTCCGTTCAATCTGCAAAGCCCGCCGAGGTCTTGCACGAAATACTTGCACTCCCGGCACCGCACGACCTCTTCAAGGCTTCCCGCCTCGCGCAAGATCAGGTCGCGTGCAACGGGAGGCGTTTTCTCGGTGTCGATGATGCACTCGGTCACACCAACCTCCTAATCCTCGAAAACGATCGTGCCGTCGTCGTACTCGGCATCGAGCCATGCGCGGTATTCGTCCGGCATCATGTCCTTGGCGACGACGCGGAGCGAGACCATCTGATCGCTGCATCTCCCAACCTTGTAGACGCTTACCATGGACGGCAAGATATCGAACCGCACCTCCATGCGCGCCGCCTTTTCAGGGGTGCCGAAGTAGTGATCCCAATTCGTCATGGCTCCACAACCTTCGCGCCGCAGTTAGGACAATACCTGATCGGTATGGTCGTGCAGCAGTCAGTGACCGCATCGCGCTTGGCGAACGCTCCGCACGCGTCACAGCGGAACACGCCAATCCCGTCATCGTGGCACGTGCGCTCGGACGATATAGCCGAGAAAACACGATGACCTATTAGCCGTCCGTTAGCTTCGAGGTTGCATGGAGCAGAGCATCTGTCCCACACTTTATACGTCGCGTACTCGCTCATTCCTCAACCACCTTCGCGCCGCATTCGGGGCAGTAGTTCCAATCTTCTTCGAGCGCTATGTCGCAATGCTCGCACCATAGTTCAAGGTCGTCCTCTTGACCCCAAACCGACCCGCGCGAGCCGCGCCATATACCGCACGTGCGCTCCTTGACGTAGCCTTGCAGGGTTGCGGCCTCGTGGAACAGCTGCTCGTTGGTTCTGCTTACAAGGATGTCGGCCAGACTGTCCACGTCGATTCGGCAGATCACTTGAATCGTCTGATCTCCGACTTTGATCTCCGGTGACTTGTAATCGTTTAGGTCGATTTCGCTCATTTCTCACTCCCGTCATTACAGTACCGCGGTGTATAAGTGGAAGAGAAGTCTGATCCGTTGGCAAGGTCGATGCCTACCTTCACTTCCTTGCAGTATTCGTTCCATTGATCGATGAACGGCTTCTTCCATTCAGACAAAACGCATACTTTAGGAGCTTGAACCGGAACGGAGAACCCGCAATCGTTACATTTGACGGAATCGCCCTTCCTTGAAATGACGGGTCTTATCGAATTAGATTTGCATACGGGGCATGGTTGAAATTCACTCTTCATCGTCCCTCTCCTTCCAGCATCTTCATCAGCACCAACGCATCGCGGCGCAGCTTCCGCAAATCGTCCGCTATTGCGGTCTTCGTCGAGCCGCGCCCGATCATGCCGCTGTAAAGGTAGCTGCTTGATTCTCCGTTCAGGTGGGATGAAACGTTCTCTGCGATGGCTTCCGCCTCCAGTCGCAGCAGCTCGGCTTGGCGTTCGATGAGGCACATCACAGCACCGTGCCCTCGATCTTGGCGACGATGCCGCCAGCTCCTTGTTCTGCGAGAGGTACGAACTCAAGTACCCGCTCGCTCCATCCGGCTATGATGTTGGTCTTCGCTCCATGGAACTGTTGCGTGCCGTACCCCTGGAGGTCGATAGCATGCACCCAGCAATCGTTCCCGGTCTTGCGGCGGTACTCGTCGGCGATCTTTTGAACAGGATCGCCCCACCGGCAGTTCACTTCGTTGTCGGACAGCACGATAACGCGGTCCGCCCTCACCCCGTCGCGGATCATCGCATCGAACGGGGCGTGCATGTTCGTGCCTCCGTGGTAGTACACCGAGGTATATACGCCCTCGGACTGCGCAAGAATACCTCCGCGTCGTGAAACGTTGACCTTGACCGCATCATCGCTGAAAGCGTACAGGATGGCGTTGTCGGCTGACACGGCGGCGCACACTCCGAGAACGGAAGCTATCTCCATGGGGGTCGCGGTCGATTTTCTGCTGATGGTCGAATACGTCATGCTGCCAGAGCAATCAACGGCTATGACCGTCGTTCCGGGAAGCTCGGGCATATTGGCGACCGATGCCGACATTGCGTCCTCCAAAGCGTCGAGCACCTTTGAACCGGCGTTAGGCGCGCTTTTCATCTGCTTGTATGCGGTATGGAAACGGAACGGCAGCTGTCGCGACTTCCTCACGCGATCCGGGTCGGCGATCATAGCGAGGATTTCGTCGAGGTTTGATGGGTCTGCGTTCACCATGTTGCGGAGGTTTCGCAGCGCCGCCATGTAGCCGATCTTGCGCTGCGCTATGAGGCTTTCCCATGCCTCCTTGGTGTTGCCCTTCGCGGAAAGCTCCGTCTCCCAGCTCGTCGGTACGGGCAGCGTCCCCTCGATGCACTGCTTGAAGGCGTCGCTTGGCTTGGGATGGCACATCTTGATGGCGTCCGCCATCTTGACGGCATTTCCGGAACCTTGGTACTTGGCGATGGCATGGACGGGAGCGGCTTCGAGCGCGTCCTTCAATCCGCGTCGGAGGCTGTTCGGAACCGGCTTGCCGAACATCGAGAGGTAGCATGCCATTATCTCGGTGATGTCGTCTCCGCGCACGCAGCACTTGGCGATGGCGGCGCGAACGTAGCCGGCGTCCTTGACGTCGTTCGCCAGAATGGCGCACAGGACGTGCGACACGCTGCGCATGTTGAAGACGGTGCGGGCGTAGACGGCCAGCTTCGCCACGAACTCGGGTTCTTTCGCGATGACGGCGTATGCCGTCTCCATCAGCTCGCCGGAGTTGTCGCCGTAGTATTTCGGCTCGTTGAAGAAGGTGGTGAGAACCTGCGTGACCAGCTTCTCCTTGTCGGCCATCTTGTAGGCAGAATGCCCGCTTTTGTTCGCGGTCTTCGCGGTTGCCTTTGCGTTGAAATTGGACATGTGTTTCTCCTTGGAAAATAAAGAAGCGACCCTGTTCAGGAATCGCTTCGCGGGGGAATGCTGCGATGAAATCGGGATCGGAGTTTTTGGTCTGAATCATGGCATCAGAAGTAGCCGAACCCTGCGATGCGCAGCATCGTATGTATGGTGCCGTGTCAGGGAATCGAACCCCGCGACGTAGGAACTACGGGTTTACAGCCCGAGCCGCCTCCATAACGGCGTAACACGGCTTTGTCGGCTGCGATGAAAACGAGTACGGTACGTAAACGCTCTAACCAGCTGAGCTACCTCGCCCGTTCGGGCAAGGACGGGACTCGAACCCGCGGCCTCTCTGTCCCTAGCAGAAGTAACCGATGCCCTGCGATGCGCAGCCTCGTTGGATTTTCCAACCATGCGCGACGGAAACGGAATCGGCGTTTTTTCGTGCTCTGCCGTTGAGCTACCGAGAATTCATCTCGGGTTGGATTCGAACCAACAACATCGCCATTATAAGTGGAAGTAGCCGGTTCCTGCGATGCGCGCATGGTTTTCATTTCAATCCTCGCTCCTTTTCCAGGAGCGACTTGATGAGGCGATTATAGCATATTCGATTGTCAAAGTGCCGTGGAGCTTGGTTTCAGCTTGCTTTCTCCACCAGGTGCGGGATAAGATCGCGCCCTTCCTCGTCCCTGATGAAAGCGTGGTCTTCGTCGACGATGCGGAACCCGACCACCTGGTGCCGCTCGCAGTAGCAGTCGGCCACGGTGTCCCCGCAGAACACGTCGCGGCCTTTGGCGTCTACCACGCACATGCGGCCTTTGAAAAACAGCGCATCTGAACCCATCCTTCACCTCGCTTCTTTTGGTTCTCGTTTTGCCGTTGTAACCGTGTAACCGCCTGTGCCCTATAAACCCTTATTACCTATATATCTATTACTTTTCTCTTTTCTTTAGAAAAGTCGGTTACAACGGTTACAACGGCTACAATTGCAGGTCAGAAAACATTTTTTCTGTAACCGACGCTTGTTTTTGTCGGTTACAACGTCGGTTACATGACCTTTTTTGCTACCAAAGCAGATAAAAGTTTTTAGAAAAGTCGGTTACAACGGTTACAACGGATACAATGTTCGTTTGCCGCCTACAGTGTCGGTTACAATTTTTCCGACAGCGATTCGGGAACATAGCAACGCTGAAATCCGTAGTCCGTCGTTCTAGCCCTCCCTTTGTTCGTCGGGTACTTCACCCACCCCTCGATCTTCGTCTGCATGATGGTGTGCATCTCGTTCACGAGGAATCGGCTCTGCGCCCTGCACTGCTCCTCGGGAAGCGCCTCCTGGATAAGCTCCTGCGCGCACACGCGCACGTCCTCGGGGCGGCGCTGCGGCTTATCCATCCATTCGGCAAGCTTCTCGTCGAGGTACTGCTGCACCATGCCTACGCGAGGATCGTCCTCCAGGTACTGCTCCTGCTTCTCCATGGCGAACGCAGCCGAACGTTCGTCTAGCACGAGCACGGGACGCTCCGTTTTGTAGACATGGACCGCCTCCGCCCATGCTTGCTCGAAATAACCGTCCGCTCCGTCGGCGAACAGGCTCATGGCCGGTTTGTTGATTCCGCACTCGACAGGGAGGAAACGGCGGTTCCCAGTGGTATCCGTGAGAAAATGCGGGTTGTTCGTCGTTCCGGCGAACACGCACGCTCGCGGCCTCTGCTCGGTCTCCCTGGCGTACTTCGGGCGTATCGTGTCGACCTGCGATGTGAGGAAAGCCTTGATGCTCTCAACGTCGCGCTGCTTCTTCGCAGCCAAGAGCTCGGCCATCTCCACGATCCACAGCCCGCGTAGCTTCTCGGCGGCAGCGTCGCCCTCGATGGTGTTGAAGTTGTCGCAGTACCAGTCCGAGCAATGCCCCAGCTTGCGGAGGAAGAACGATTTGCCGAGACCTTGCGGCCCGATGAAAACCGGCATGTAGTCGAACTTCGTCCCAGGTTCATACGCCCTTGCGACCGCTCCCATCATGAAAAGGCGCATGACGGCCACGTTGTAGTCGCTCATGTCCGTCCCGAGGAAGCAGGGAAGCAGCGTGTCCATGCGCGGCTCCCCGTCCCACTCGAGGCCGTCCAGCCACGATGTGATGGGGTTGTAGCGGTTGTGCATGGAGACTTCCGTCACCGCGTCGATGGCCTTGTTCTTGCTCATCAGGCCGTATCGGCGCTCCAGAAACGAGGCGAGCCCGCAATAGTCCCAGTCGGCTATAGGCCGCTCCCCCTCGCCGTCGTCCCACGGCACGGGAAGCGTCACCGTCTTGGTGTAGGCTATGGAGTTGAACCTGAAGCGGCCGGCAAGCCTGTCGTCGCGTTCGAGAGCCCGAATGCAGTTGCTGATGCTCTGGTGAGGCTTCCCGTTCTCGTTCTTCGACAGGGCGACCTTGATCTTCGTCGGGTCTTCCGCGTTGCCTTTCTCCTTCGTCAACGCGCTTTCGACAAGCCTCCGAACCTCGTTATTGGGGAGCGGTGGATTGCACTTCTCTGCGTTCTCCGCCATCACGGCCGCGAGTATCGCCGAGTTGCTGAGCCCTTTGCTTTGCAGCGAGCACGCCATCTTGAAAAGAGTGTTGTTCCTTCCCCCGCTCTCGATCTCTCCGGGAACGGAAAGGGCTTTGTTGTCGTCCTTCTTGCCCTGAACGAACTCGATGAACGCCATGACGTTGCCGTCAGCTTCGGCGATTTCGCGCTCTCGCGGGTCGCGCTCCCATTCGTACCGCGTGCCGTTCGGGTGGATCGAGGGAGGGGCGACGATGTAGCCGCCGTCCCCCCTCACGTCCACGCCGAGCTTCGGGTTCGCCGAGCACCTTGCCTCTCCGTCGATGTGGTAGAGCATGTGCATCCCACCCCGGCCCGTGACGGCCGTCGCGGTTTCGGGGAGCTTTCCGTGCTCGCCTTCCCACTTGCGGAGCGTCGCCGTTCCGTCCTCGCCCTTCGCCTCGTCGACGTCGAGGTCTATGACCAAGGTCCCGTTTCCGCATGCGATCCCGATGTTGTAGTTGGGGTTCTTCCCCCACCACGAACGGATGGCTTTTTCGTCTGTCGAAGCGTTCTTGAACCCTTTCGCCGTCGCCGGGTTCTTCGCGCCCTCCACGAGCGGGAACACGGCCAATCCGAGGCGCGCGTACGATAGCGCCGCGTCAAGCATCGTCGTTTCCGCCATGTTTCCCACCGCCTTTCAGAATCTCCATCACGCGCTCCCCCGCCTCTGATGGAGCGCAGAACTCGAACTTGACCCCGTACTTGCGCTCCATCGTGGCGCACGCCTTGGCGAGGCGCAGCCCGCTTATCGGAGGACGCAGCCCCTTCTTCTCGTTGATGGAGTTGCGCGGGTTCTCCCACCTCGTCAGATCGTTAAGCGAGCGTATTCCCAGATCGTTCTCGGTTAGGATTACGAGCTTGCTCCCGCATTCGCGTGCGAGGATACATGCGTTTCTGAACCGTACGTGGTCGTTGTCTATGTTTGCCGCCAGCTCGTCCACCGAGCGCTTGGTGTCTACGACTATCGGAGCTGGAAGCTGGTAGTCTCCGTAGGGGAGATGGCAGCGAACCACCTTCTCCCCCACGGACGCCCAGTAATCGTTTTTGAGCACGTGCTGGCCGACCTTGTTGTTGACGTCCTCTATCAGCGCCATAGCAACTAGAACGGTACGTCCTGTCTCTTATACACATCTGACGCTGCCGACGAAGGCTTAGGTGTAGAT